TGGAGTAGGAAAGCGCAGACGGCACGGCGGGATCGAAGCCGACCAGTTCGTCCACCCGGATGCCGTTGAGCGAGTTGAACGCCGTGCATTCTTGGGCGTTCTGAATCTCGATGGCGTAGTAGGCTGCGACCGGCTCCCTCGCTCCGTCGGCGTCCGTGTCCACCAGTTCGCCATTGGCATCGAATGCCGGCGGGTCGGTGACATCGGGCAGCGGAGCGTCCGTTGTGTCTCCGGCGGCAACGGCATCCTCCGTCCGGGCCGCATAGAGGACGTACTTCGTGCTGGGAGTGTCAGCGATGGCTTGCGTCTCATTGACGACATCGACGGTGTTTGCGGACGTGGGCCACACCTGCGTGATGGTCTTCGTGTCGCCAATCGCCCACCCGCCCGTGAACGTCCCGATCCGATAGACGTTGAAGTAGGCGTTGGAGTAGCCGCGAGACGAGAACGCCGGGATGATGCGGCGGACGCCACGCAGCCCGTCCGCGTCGTTGACGATGTTCTCGATGACCGGCTGCTCGGTGACGGGGATGGTGTCCGTTCGCTCGCCGCCTTGATTCCACGCCTTGATGCGGTCGTAGGTGACCTCCAGCCCCTTGCCCTCGACGTACTCCACCTTCGTCACCACGTCGTAGTCGGAGCGGTTGAGCATCTGGAGGTTGAGCAGCACCTCCTGCCCCGTCTCTTGCACGTCGAGGCGGGCCGTCCCGTCGTTCTGGCCGACCTGTGCCCGGAGAGCCTTGCCGACCAACTGGTTGGCCTGCGAGTCCATCATGGCGATGGGCATGCCGGCCGGAGGTCGAGCGGCCACGACCGCACGGACATTGACCTGCGCCGAGTCACCCTGCCCAGCCACGTCGGTCAGGACGCCCGGAGCGAGGTGGAACAGCGACGGCGTCTGCTGCGGGGCGATGATTTGCAGGACGTTCGGTTCGGGCTTCTTCTCCTTCTTTTCTTCCGACGGCTCTGTTCTCTTGTTGCGGTGGTCGGGGTCGCCGTCCCGGAAGTCGAGGTTCGGGAACCGGAGTTTCCGCTTCTTGCCGTCCACCATCCGCAGGTCGGCAGGCGTGGTGTCAACGCGGACGGCCGCATCGTGCCGCATCTCTTGGGCGCTGTTGCCAAGAATGCTGGCAATCTGGGAGGCGGCGTCTGGCGACAGTCCCGCCGTCACGAGGGCGTTGCGCAACTGCTGACGCTGTTCGCTGAACCCGGCCATGCGGCTACCCTCCCGCCGCAGTGCCGTACACGTCGAGGCCGTAGATCACGACGGGGTCGGCAGTCCGCCGGGCACCCAGCAACTCGACGGCTACATGCCGGTCGGACGACTGGATGTCGTCCAGGCTGCGATTGGCGAATGACGCGCCGGCGACGCCGCTGTCGTAGCCGGTCTTCGTCGTCTGGGCGGCCATGTCGAGCCGCGACGAGCCGTCCACCGTGTTGGCCGCGAACCCCGCCCCTCTGTTGCGATTGGCGACGTTCGGACGGGCGTACTTGGAGTTGTTGTAGTACAGGCGGGCTGCGATGTCGCACTTCGACGGCTGCGGCTTGTAGGTCAGCCGCACGTCGCGAGCCTGCCCAGACCCGCCCCGCTTGTCCGTAGCGTCGGTCGGGAAGGCCCGGTTGCCGGTCTTGTAGCGGTACACCGGGAACATGGCGGTGTCGGAGGCCGTCGTCGTGGCGGTGAATGTGGCCGTCGCCTGCACGGGAGCGGCACAGTTCGGGTCGTCGGGCGCCGAGATGGTCAGCGAACCGCTCGTGTACCCGTGCCCGGAGTGCAGAATCCAGATGCCACTCACCTGCCCGCCGGCGTTGATGACCGTCTGCAACTCCGCCCCCACGCCGCCAGCAACGGTGACGGTCGGTGGCGTCCGATACCCGGCACCCTTGTTGGTGATCGTGACAGTGGCGATCGCACCCCGCCCGGCATCGAGATGTCCTTCTCCCAGCAGGTAGGCACCGCCGGCGGCCCCGTAAACGCAGCGGTAGTCGCCTCCCGTCAGTGGAACCATCGCCCCAGCAGAGATGCGGTGCGGATACCGCTCCTGCCACCAAGTGTTCGTGTCGATGGAGTAGCACAATGCCCGCGTCGGGTAGCCAGTCGATCCGTCGGCCTTGAAGGCCACGAACACGCGCAGCACCTTGCGGACGGGGTCCACAAGCACGAAGTTCCATGCGGAGTTCGCCCAGTCCAGTTGCGTGCGAATGATGTCGTTGATCGGGGCGGACAAGTCCTTGAACTCGCCCTGCGGCGTGATCGAGTACACGCCATACTGATCGAGGACGTAGCAGATGCCGGAGTGGATGTCCCAGCACCTCTGCCCCAAGCATCCCCTGTTGGCGATATGGGAGATGTCGGCGTCACGCAGAGGCTGCTTGCTGAACGACAGCGAGTAGGCGTGCCTTGACTGCATGACGAGCATGGATGCCCCGAACGGCACGAGCGCCGTGACCGCATCGCTGTCGCGGGCGTTCTGTTGCAGCACGAACTCGTTGATGTCCGGGACACTCTCCGGCTCGTCCACCTCCGAGAAGTAGATCGAGTTTGGCTCCGACCCGCCCGTGTCCACGCCGTACCAGAAGCGGTCTTGGTAGCGGACCACGACGGCCTTGTTGTTCGGCGGTGGCGTGAACCGCTCGGCGTTGAGGTCGCCGTTGGGAAGCACGATGGGCATGGCGGCGTAGCCAGCCCGATCCGGGTCACGCACTTCGGCGTCTGTCAGGTCATCCACCAGCGACGTGCCGGTCCCGACACGGTACAGCATGAGTGCCTGGTCGCCGGTCGTCCGCCACAACTCGACAGACAGCGAGCGACCGTCCGTGTTCGACGGAGCCGTCACCGACCACGTCATCGACTGCGCACCGTCGCCGGCGTCCACCTCCCGGACGGGCGACAGATTGCTGGGGATTGGGCCACCGTTTGCGGCCGAAGTGTTGTCAACGTAGCGGTAGTAGCACTGGTACTTGCCTCGCAGGTGCGGCCTGGCGACGGCGAACGCTTCCGCCCCGCCAGCAATCGCAGTGACGGTCGGCGCCAGTTTGTAGCCTCCGCCGCCCGACTCCAGATTCACGGCGGTAATGGCACCGTTGGTGACCGTGCAGGTGGCGTAGGCTCCGAACCCGGAGTCCGACGCGATCTTGATTTCGGGGGCGACGATGTACCCGGAGCCGCCATTGGTGATGGTGATGGACTTGACCGCAAATCGCGGCGTCGATGTGTTCTTGGCGTGGCCCGGCGGATAGCCCTCGATGATGAGATTCTTGGCCGACGGCACCGTAGTAGTCATCGACCCCGTGCCCGTGTCCAGCGTCAGCGAGGCCGGGATCGTGATGGTGACAACGCCGGTCGTGGAATAGCCAGTACCTGCGGCCTTGACCGTTACAGAGCGAACGAAGCACGACGCAGATACCGTGACGGTCGCGACGGCGCCAGTGCAATCCGTGCCGACTACACGCTGGCCGTAGAAGTTCACTCTCGCGATAGCGCCGCTGGCACCGCCGGCGACGCCGCTCACCGTGTATGGAAGCGACAGGCTGACTGGGTAGTAACTTGCGATGTTGCCCGGACCAAGTCCGCAGGCGTTGTGGTAGACGTACACCGTCCGCGCTATCGTGCCCGATCCATTTGCGAGCGGAATCTCAACAGCCCCCCATGCGCTCCATTGCGTGCGATACGCAGCCGGGTAATCCGTCTCGTCATCGAACGGCGGGCCTTGAATGATCTCGTAGTGCGTGATCGAGTTGGCGGCAGGTGGCGTGCCGTCCATCACTGGGGTCAGGACTGCCCCAGTGCCGTGCGAGTTTCCCAGCACGATTGGCGGGGGTGCCGGGTAGTGCTTTCCGCCGTCGGTTACCAGCAGTTCGCTGACGACGGACTGATTGAGATAAGCCTGTGCCGTCGCGGCCCGATACCCAGTCGGCGGCGAGGCGGGAGCCGTGAACGTCACGGACGGCGGGGCGTTGTAGACCGCACCCGGCTTGTGTACGTCCGCCCGAGCGATGTAGTACCGCTTGGTCGTGTTGAGCGAGATGGATGGCAGAACGGTCGGGGCAACGATCCCGGCGTTGGTGGCCGTCCCGGAGCCGGTCCATCGCTTCGGCTGCACGCCGCCGCCCTGCGCGATGATGAGTTCCCCGTAGCGTCCCTGCGCGCAGGACACCGGCTTGGACGCGCTGAACCCGCTGGCAATGACGGTCACGACGGTGGCTCCTGCGCAGCGTCGTAGAACGTGCCGACGTAGTTGCTCTGCACCTGCCCGCTCGCCGGCGAGAGCGAGGGGTTCGACGGGCTAGATAGAGCCGTCCCGTAGGCGGGCGTGGACATCGCCACGATCTCGCCGCTGGGATTGAGGACGAGCAGCCGCACAGAGTTGCTGAACACATACGGGTAGCAGTCCCGTATCTCTGGAGCCGCCGCCGTGAAGGCCACAGGCCGCATGCCGTCGCGGCTGGTGAGTTGGCCCGGCGTCGAGGTGACGAGATTCGTCTGCTCGACGGCTGCACCGGGAGGAATGGCATACGGGCTGGCGTTGGTGATCAGGCCAGCCCACATCTCTTCGGCCATGCTACACCCCCGTGTCTGGGCCGCTGGACGAGTAGTACCCCAGCGCGCGCGGAGTGCTGACATAGATGCCGCCGCTGCGGTTTCCGCTGATGGGCGCCACCTGGTCGGCCTCGAAGGCCTGCCGCAGGTCGCGGTTGTAGACCGTCAGTGCGCCCTCGACGTTCTTGCCCATCATCTTGGCGACCCACACCTCCGCCCCAGACAGGACGGCGGTGAACATCGTGTCGCTGACATCGAGATAGTCAGACACGACGGTCTTGGCGCTCGCCGGAGGAGTGCCGACAAGGCTGCCGGCCACGCCGATGATCTCCTCAGCCGTGTACGGGTTTATGCCGGCCGGTCCTTCCGGAAATGCGGTGGCGGTGCCGTAGCGCTTCACGAGGCCCGTAGTGTTCAGCGATCCGTTGCGACTGACTTCCTCGTAGCCCATGTAGCGCAGCGGGGCGGGCTTGCGGCGGTAGGTGTAGGTGAACGTCAGGGCCGTGTCGGGGGATCCGACGACCCGCAGCATCCAACGGTCGTAAAGCGTCGGGTGCTTGACGACCGTCCAAAAGTACGGGGCATTGAGCTGCGGCAGCGCCACGTTGAGCCTCTCCCACTCCGCCGGCGTGACGTACTTGACGCCAGACGGGCTGGTCAGCGGCGGAATGATCGAGTCCACGTTCCTCACGTTCGCAGGCAGCGTGTACCCGATGCCGGGAGGCGTGTTGTCGCTTGGGTTCGTCAGCGTGGCGGTCGTGACGTGCCAGTTCCAGTCCCGGGCGCTTACGACGTCGCGGTAGGCATGGTGTGCCGCCGCTCGCAGCAGGCGGTGCTCAGAGTCCTGCGCCCCGCCGCCCACCGAGTTCATCAGATACTCGAGGATATCTTGGGCGCAGTAGTACATCGCTCACCTCTCTGCCTGCGGACGTCAGCCCTTGACGCACATGCGGAAGGTGGCCGTTCCGGCATTGGTGACCGCCACCAGGAACGGAACGCCGGCCACTCCGCTCGGGAGCGCATAGGCGTTGTTGGTGGCGATCGAGGTCGTGACGCCGGACCCGGCGTCGTTCAGCGGGCGCGGCGTGTCACCAGGCCCGAAGGCGGCATGCCACGTGAGCGCGTTGGCGCCGCCGGCGACGGCGTCCACGACGATCGAGCCAGTGGCTGCAGCGCCGAACGGGATCTTCGGGCTGGTGCTGGCGCTGTTGGTTGCGACGATGGCGTCGGTGACTGAGCTGAGCCGCTCGATCTTGTTTGGCATTACTTGCCCTTCCTCTTCCAGTGGGGGACGATTCGTTCCTTGACCTTCTCGATGGCCTCCCCGCGCTTCAGCTTCGGGTTGGCCTTCATCTCCTTGCGCACATGCTCGCGCAGAATGTCGGGGGCGATGTCTACCGACTTGCGCGGCTCCTGCTCGGGAGGCGTGTAGTCGACGATTCCGCTTACGTGCAGTCTGCGTTTCTCGGCTACCTTCTTGATGTCGGCGACGCTGTCGATCCAGGCGGCAGGGTCGAGGTGGCCGCGCCTGTCGGCCAGCCCGCCCATGTAGAACTTCCCGCTGATATTTATGCCCGCCGCTCGGGCCTCCCGAACCATGCGGCGAGCCATAGGCGAATGCATCTGGCCCATCCACTCGCCGGCGTAGCGGCCCTGCATCAGGGCCCGGTCCGTGCCTTTGGTGCCAGGCGCCTGCTGGAGGGCGCACATGGCCGCAAAGCGCTCCGTCTGGCCGTCGCGGATCATGCGGGCGTAGTGCTCCTGCACGTCCCGGCCAGCGGCGGCGATCTCGGGCGGAAGCTTGGTGCTCATGCCATCAGCTCCTGCGGGACCTGCGGCGGCGGTGCCTGGTCGGGCGGAGGCCCATCAGGCGGAGGGCCAGCCTCCGGAGGCGCTCCTGGCGGCGGCCCCTCGACTCCAGGAGGCGGCATCATCGGGGGCGGCGGCGGTGGCGGAACCAGGTACGGCGTGGCGTCGAGGTCCATCGAGTCCGCCCAGTCCTTGATCAGGGCGTTGAACGGATCGACCACGCCGGCCCCGATCAGGCCGCTGAGCACCGGGCCGAGATTCTGCAGGGCGGCCTGCATCTGCTCGGCGCGCGTGGCCTTGTTCGGCTTGCGGGCGCTGCCAGACTCGATACGGTAGTCGTACTCGCGAGCGACCTGGATGGGCTCCAGAGACGACACGTACTGCGCCCACGCCGACGCACCGATCGGCCCGACGACCGGAGCGACGTCCTCAGGCGACAGCAGCCACCTGGCGGCCAGCGCCTCCTTGCGGGCAATCAGCGTCATGCAGTTCTCGACGCACTCGGCCATGTCGTCCGGCCGGATGCTGATCTGCTCGGAGCGGACGGATGCCTCTGTGGCCGACCTGATCTGCCGGTTGGTCATGCCGTAGACCAGCTCGGTGAGGCCGAGCCGCTTCTCGAGCATCTCGGTGACGGCGCTGATGACCGACCAGATTTCGCTGGTGGCGTTTGGCAGCTGAAAGACGGATATCACGTCGGATACGCTGCGCCCGAGAATCTCAGACAGCTCCACGATCTTGAACCCGCCCTGCGACTGCGACAGGATCTGGTCCTTGATGTCCTGGTCGGCGGCCTTCGATACGCCAATGAGCGTCTCGCAGCTGACGGCCACGCGCTGCGCCAGGAAGGAGAACGCCCAGCACAGGAAGCGGAGCTCGGGGATGCCGGGCTTGATGTGCGACACCGGCCACACGTAGCCCGGCTTCCGGTGGAACGCCAGCATCGTGAACGGCCAGCCGTTGGATTCCGCCCAGAACGGGATCGGCCACTGGACGGACCGAAACATGGACTGCGGCAGGCCGGTCTCCTCGTCAACTTGCTCCGAGAGCATGTCCGGCGGGACGTTGAGCGGGAACGGAACGCCGTCCGCCACGACGATGTAGGCGTTGTCGCCGATGGCGTCGAAGAACCCGCGCTGATCCTTCGGCGAGTCCTTGAGGCGGTCGCCAAATCCGGTCTTGCTCCAGATCTTCCAGTAGGTCATCAGGTCGTTGGTCTTGCCGACGCGCTTCGACGACGGCCTGGCCGAGTCGGTGGCGTAGGCGCCCATGTAGGCGTCCTCCGTCTTCGGGGCGGAGTTGCCCTCGAGGTTGGCGCGCAGCTTCTCGACGTCGATGCCGTACTGCTTGGCGACAACGTCGATGGGATGGATGCACCGCTTAGCGCACCACATGATGTCTTCGATCTCGGTGGCATCCGGGTCCAGCACGAGGTTGTCGACGGAGTCCGCGAAGCTGCCGACGGCGCGCGACTGGGAGCCGGGATCCGTCACCATCTCCGTCCACCAGCACCCGGCGCCCTTGATGATCGCCTCGTCCACGACGCGCCGGCTGTGCGTCTTGAGGTCCAGCTCGTTGGGCGTGTAGTTCAGGTACGCCGACATCAGGCGAGACACGACATCCCGGATGCCGTTGCGCATCACGGTGTCCTGCAGCGCCATCTGGTACTGCTGCACGACCTCCGGATTGTTGGGGTCCAGGCCGAGAGCGTCCGGCGGGATCTCCGGGAACTTCTTTGGGTTGACCTGGCGGTTCGGGTTCCGGTGGTAGATCACGCTGGCGAACAGCTTGACGGCCTCGAAAACCCGGTTGATCTGCATCCGGAATCCGGGCGGCGTGATGGAACGGTTGTAGCCAGCCTCGTGGCGGGCGTACTCGTTCTTCCAGAACCAGTTGTGCGGGCCGTCGAAGAAGTCCATAGCCTCGCGAGCATCGTCCGAAAACGGACGCTTGTGCTTGAGGCCCAGCTCGACCTTCTTCAGCCAGCTGGCGGCGATGCCCTTGAGGACATCCTCGCCTGTGTCATTTTGCGCCATTGGCTACGACCTTCCGCGCTTCCTTCTCGTGGTTGATGGCCAGGCTCGTCGCCAGCCCCTGCGCCCGCTGCAGGTCCTTGTGCGCCGGGCTGAAGTCCCAGCAGCCCCACGACCGCCACGACGGGTTCTCCGTCAGGCCAGGATCGTCCTTGTGGCGCACGCTGGGCTTCTCGACGAAGCCGACGCCGGGAGCGAAGACGAGCAGGGAGACGGTCACGGCGCCGGGCCGCTGGCACACCCAGCCGATGCACGGGTCCTGCATCGTGAGCGGGTCGTGGTACCAGAACACCATGTCGCCGAGACGGATCGCAGGGGGCGTGAAATCAGGAGTCATTTGTCAGTCCTGTAGAGGGGCCGAGATACACGAAGCCGTCGCCGCCCATGCGCTTTTTTCTGCGGCGCGCCCACTCAACGTACCAGGGCTCTTCTGGTAACTCGACCTTTGGCTTGTGGTATCTCGGCCGGTATGCGCAGAGGTATTCGAGGCACTGGCAGGCGTGCACTTCGCCGCGCGTGTTGGGCTGGTCGGTGACGATGTAGGTCCCAGCCAGGTAGTTGGTTTTCTTCTTGTAGCGCTTGATCTCGCGCTCCAGGTCAGGGACGGCGCCGCGCAGGATCCGCAGCGCCGGAGTGCCTTCCGGGCGGATGTGCAGGTAGTTCTGCGTGGCCGCCATGCGGGCCTGCACGTCGTCGCAGCCGGCCAGGAAGCTCGAGCCTGTGACCTGGCTGGAGACGTTCCGCTGGCGCAGCTGCTCGGTGTACAGCTCGACCGGGAGGCGGCCTGAGCCGATTTCCCGGATGCGACCGCCGTGCATGTCGATGATGAAGGCGTGGAAAGACTGGCCGCGCGTCTTCTCGGCGAACTTCTCCCCGAAGATCACGGCGTTGCACTGCCGGATATACAGCTGGTCGTAGATCAGCAGCATCGACTCGTCCGGCGGTACGGCCCCGAAAAGCACGGACGTGACAGCGTGTCCCGGGTCGATGGCTGCGTAGCGGGTCCAGTCGTTTGGGATCACGTTCTGCGGCAGGTTGGACCGGTCGTAGCCGTGCACCGTCATGGTGAACGTGGGGTAGCAGAGGATGGAGTCCGTGACGAACTCGCCCTCACTGCGCATCCGCAGCACGTCCTCGCCCAGCGCCGCCCACCGCTCCAGGTTCTTGCGCTTCTCGTCCGGGTCGATGTGCGGGTTGTCCAGGAACCGCAGCACGAACTTCACGATGTCCGGGTTCTCGGTCCCGGCCTGCTCGGCGGCATCGGCGCGCTCCGCCAGGCCAGCAAGCGAGTCGTTCTTGCTGTGCGGCATGGCAGACCAGCACAGGCGGCCCTTGCGGTCAGCGAGACGAGCCTGCATCTCCGGGAGCCACGCCTCCGAAGACAAGTCCTCGTCGATGTGGACCCTGTCGGCCTGAAAGCCCTGCGGGGGCTCGCCCTCGCTGGAGAAGAAGTAGATGGTCCAGCCTGTCGTCAGTTCGGCGCTCTGGATGTAGCGGGCGCTCTTGAGCAGCCAGGAGATCTTCTTGACCATGCGCGGCGGAATCAGCGGCGGCGCCGGCTTGGCCTCTGAGGCCCGCGCCTTGTCGGCCTCCGGATTGAACGCCCGCCACTGGCCGGTCTTCTCGTCCCGGATGATCTTGAATGCGCCGGCACGAAACAGCATGGGGTAGACCACCATGCCGATGTGCTTCCAGTCCCGGCCGACGATGACCAGATTCCCGTCCCGGTCGGGGTACTTCTTGTGCGGATCAGCGCCAGTCACGGCGCGGGCGTCCTCCACGAACGTCGAGAGGGACTTGCCTGACCGATTGCCGCCGAGCACGATGATTTCGCTCGCCCGGCAGGCGTGCATCTCAGCCTGCTTCGGGGTCGGCAGGTAGAGCTTTAGGGCCTCGATCTTTCTTTCGGCGAGCTCTGCCTGGATCTCTTTGAGCTGGCCGACCGCGTACCCCCCGATCCTCGACACCGATGGCAAGGGCGGCGGGGCCTTCGGCTTCTTGCGCGATCGTCCCATCAATAATCCTCCCCTGAATCTGGACTGCCAGAACCTGCAGGCGGCTGTCTAGCTCGCTCTCGAGCTCCGCATCCGTCCACTGTCCGAGAGGCTTCTTGGCCCCTCCGGCTTCCGTGTTCTTGGTGACCAGGCGCAGGATCGACTCAAGGATTTTTGTCCGCGCCGACCCTCCTGGAGGGCTGTCGAAGTACTGCTTGACCAGGAGGGACGTGAAGCCGCTGGTGCCCCCGAAGTACTCCATGAGGCGCTCCAGCACCTCGCAGCTGTGGGGGATGTTCTGCCCGCCTCTGGCAGCCGACTTCGTGAACTCCGATACCGCCCCTCGCTCGATGGCCTGGAGGGCTGTGGTCCGGTCCTTCTTGCGCTTCCCGAGCAGCGCCTGGCGGCGGCACTGGAGGCAGCGCGTGTCCAGCTGCCCGGTCTTTTTGCGCTTGAAGTGGTCTTCCGTGTCGGGATACAGCTCCCCGCAGTCGCGGCAGGGTTTCTCGACTGGACCGCCCATAGCAGGGCTCCTCTGTGGCTGTACACGGGTTCAGTATACAGCAGAAACGAAAGAGGGCGCGC